AAGTGGGTAGACGAGATGATGCACGGTTTTGACTATTTGACTAACGTGGTAATGAAGACTAATACGTTGAGTATGAGGTGGTTGAAGTGGTTGGGTGCAGAGTTTAACGATTGCCAGTACGACGGGTATATGTCATTTATATTAGAGAGGAAGTAAACGATATGTGTTATCCAATGGTATTTGCAGCGTTAGCAGTCGCATCAGGGACAGCTCAGTATATTGGGCAACGTCGGATGGCTAAACAACAAGCAGCATATCAAGCACAAGCAGCAGCAGCGGAACGTCAACGTTTCATGCAAGAACAAACCTCTCTTCGTATGCGTCAAGCACAAGAGCAGGAAGCTGTGGGTCGTGAGTTGGAACAAGTTAGTAAGAAGTCACAGGAAGCATTAGCAAGAGCTAGAGTATCTGCTGGAGAAGCAGGTGTTGCAGGAGCTAGTGTACAAGCGTTGATGGACGACTACACACGACAAGAAGCAGGGTATCGTGCAGCACTTTTAAGACAACAAGAACTAGGTGGAGTAGCAACAGGACTTGGCCTTGAACAGGCAGGGTTTGCAACACAACAACGTCAGATCGGTATTAACAGACCTATCAACAAACCTGACTTCTTAACATCTGCTTTAAGTACAGCTACAAGTGCAGTGGGTGCGTATGGTGCTGGGCTACAGATGCAACAGATGGGCGGTGGTTTCGGTGGAGCAGGTGCGGGAGGTAGTAGTCCTTTTAATGTTATTCAAACAGGAGACGCTCCGATGCCGGGACTAGCTGGTTCAAGGTATATGTATAGCGTAAACTAACATGGCAGAACGAGTACAAGTACAAGGATTAGGGGGAGCAGTCCCCGGTATATCACCTACCATTCAACGGGGAGGACAGTACGCTGTACAGGTTCAACAAGCAGGACGTAACAAGTTGATGGACCTAGCGGATGCGTTAGGACAAGTTAATCCGTTGTTACAGCAGTACGGTCAGTTACAACAAGTACAGGAGAAGATCGGTGTTGAGAGAGCTGAAGCATTAGAAGAACAACAGGTTCAAGCTGAACTTAAAAAACTGAGCGGTAAAGACATAGATGGTTTTCATCCGTTAGCTGTTTATAACAGGGAGCGTGGGTATCGTGATGCGTTGTTAAAGCGACACATTAATAATAAGATGGTCCCAGAGTTAAATCTCAAAGCTGCTGATCTTCTAAATATAGAAAAGTACGGAACACAGGAAGAAGTGCTTGCAGGTATAGACGACACTTTGAACACAGCTTGGCAAGGATTAGTTACTGACGTCGGGGATAATGTGGCTAATACTACAGCAGCTAAAGCTTTATGGAATGCCGTTACTCCCCAGTTTAAAAACAAAATAGTACTACAACACCAAGAGGCGAAAGATAAGTTTCTTGTAAAAGAAAAAGTTAACGAGGGGCAGTTAGAACTAGATGCTTTATACAGCACAGGTGATGAGGTTGTTTCAAGCGAGATCGAAGCTTTTGTAAACAAATACGACGACGAACTTCTTAAAACAAATCCTAGACTGACAGCACCAGAAAGAAGTGCGTTGTTGGTCGATATGATGAAGACACGCTTGCAGACTTTACAAGCAAAGCGTCAGTTTCAAAAAGCAAGTAGACTAGAAGCAATCTTAGATGGCGTAAGTGTTGGTAAAGATCGTCAACCTATTTTTAGATCAGGTGTTGCGAGAGATGCATTGAACCCAATTAGGAAAGAAATAAGAAATAAAATAGCTTCTCTTGCTACTGAGAATAAAACACAAAGCGTAACAGAATTTAAGGGTCTGCTATTTCAGGCTTACGGTAGATTACCCGCACGGATGACTAAAGATAAATTCTTTAAGAGAGATGCCGACGGTAATTTTACTAATAACACCTTAACATCCATACGTGTGCTTTCAGATAATATGCGTTATATGGACCCGACGCTAACTGATGAAAGAATCTTAGAGATGCTAGAGACACGAGTATTCGATCAGGAAGTATCACCGTCTGCCGCTTTTGAAAGGATGTTAAGAGAGTTGTCGTACAATGATCCTGACCGTGCTCCTGAGATATTTAATAAGTCTGTCATAGGAGTTAAGACTGCACTGGCTGAGGCTAAGACTTTTGTTGGTGCACAACCTAATTTAAGTTCACCTGTAGCTAGAGAGAAACTTGTACAACAATACATAGATGATTGGGATAGGGGTTCGTCAGATGGAGAAGAAGAATATACTTTTGATGATTACTTAAACACTAATGGTATAGATTCCGACTCGTGGGCAGAGGGTAGAGAAGCAAGTGACCGTTTAAATGCTGCTCTTCCAATTACGAAGTTAGAAGAATTTAAAAAGTTAGAAACAAATTTAAACACAAACTTAAAAGCTGCTGCCCTTTCGATTGACGAGGATATACTTAAAGACGACACGCTTCCTCCTGAGTTCTTAGAAAATTACCAACAAACTTCTTTTCCTATTTTAAAGAAACAAATAAGAGAGAACGGTGCTGAAATTATGCTCGACGATAGTCTTTCAAGTGATAAAAAGTTTGAGAAGATACGGGCAATGATAAAAGAGACTGTTCAAAATGACGCAGCTATATTTAAGGTGATCGCTAATATTTCAAGGGAAAGAGTTGAAGATATTAAAAAACCACCGAGTGAGGTTACGTTAGAGGATTTTGAAAAAGCCGTCGAGGCAGAACGTGAGAAGGAACCCGGAGGACTAGGGAAGCTTTTTGGGATTACAGGCGAAGGATCGAAATACAGATCAACAATAATACAGAACCCATCCGCTGATTTTATAGCAAAAGATAGGGAAGAAATGCTTAAAGATTACGACGCTTTAAAAGGCTTAGATGAAGATAAACGTTTGCAAATAAAAAACTTATTAGGATCAAGCCTCTACGATCACGGGTTTACTTCTTACAAAAAAGAAAACGGAAAGCTACTACAAGCAGCAGGTTTAGATTACGGGGATGTTATTATCTTTAAAGACCAAGACGAAATGGACGATGTGGTTGTAGATAGATGGAATCGTGTTATGTTTAAATTAGAGAGAAGAATGCCACTAGACGAAGACGACCAAGAAGTGTTTGAGGAGATGCAGTTATTTAAAGTAGTTACCCCAGAAGCACGTGATGCCATGATGGAGCGTCAGTCTGAGCTTATGCTTGAAAGAGATTCAAGGAGCAGGTAATGGCTGATGAATTAACTTTTGAGGAGGAGCTAGAAGCTTACAATCAAAGCACTCGTGCTAGGCTACAGCAGACTCAAGAAACCTTAGAAGCACAGCGAGAAGTACCTACGCCTTCTACATTCGTACCTACTCCTGATATTGAAGAGGCGAGAGTTGCTTTTCAACAGGCGGAGGAAACATTAGCAGAAGGAATGAAGACCCGTGCTAAATGGATGTTGGATCACAAGGAGGCTTTGGCGTTAAGAACAGGCACTGAGGTTGTGGGCGGTATGGGCTTACAATATGCCGTCGCTAAGTATTGGCCTACCGTAAAGACATTTCTTCAAGGAACACGAGCTGCTTCTATGTTAGGGTTTGCAGGACCACAAGCAGCTGAACCAGCATCTACAGTAACAGGCGTACTAGGTTTCCTTGGGTCAGAGGCTTTATTAAAGGCAGGTCCTTGGGTGCTTTCCAATTTAGGCGGGCAGTATGTAGGGAAGGAAATAGGACTAGACGAGACGGAAGACTACTCAGCATGGGAAGCCGTAGGTGCAGGTTTGTTCTCGTTGAGTAGGGTTGAGAAACTTGTTGACGGTACTTTAAAACTAGGAGTTCCTACAGCAGCTTGGGCGAACAAGAAGATGATTGTCTCTAACATAGGTAAGACTACGGTTAGTGGTGCTGTCTTAGGAGCAACAGAGCAAGCGTTTGTTGATGCAATGGAAAGTATGTTTAACGGCAGAGATAAGGATATATACGAATATATTTTTGCTGCTGGGATGGGAGGTACTTTTAAATCAGGAATGCAAGGCATACACGGGTTAGCTGCATCAAGGTGGGGACGAGGTAAAATATCAGAAGCAGCTGTTCTTGCTGAAAAGAATATACAGGAAAAACTAGCTGATATTAAACGACAACGTGAAGAGCTAAAGAAACCTAGTGATAAAGGAATAAGTTCAGGCGTTGGTTGGGGTACTTGGTCTCAGTTTAAAAAACTAGATGATGAGTTAGCTAAGAAAGAAGCAGATTTAGAGCTTCAGATACAGCTTATAAAAGACACGCAAAAAGGTCTTAAAGCATACAACGACACAGAAACACTTTTAGAAAAAGAAGGGTACCCTGAGAAACCTATAGAAGAAGACATAGCTCAAGCGGAATTAAAAACCAAAGAAGCTTTCGATGCTGTTAATGAAACTGCTAAAGTAGAGCCTGAATTAGAAGCACCTGTAGCAGAAGGAAGTGCTCAACCTGTTAAGACTGATGACATTGAAACAGAATTGGAAGCACCTAAGGTTGTAGAGGAAGCACCTGCTAGGACTAGATATGTAGACGATACAAGAGAGTCGCAACTAGACACATTACGAAAACGGTTCAATCAAATTAAACCCAGCGATGAAGGGGCTACTATTGAAGTTGAAAAAGTTTCTAATTTATCCACCACGCTTATAGATGAAACTGATTTAAAACTACAAGCTTTAGAGGAAAAGTTACATAAAGCTTTTGATGATGGTACTGAGTTTGATGCAGACACTGTACAACAAGCTTTAAATGAAGTTAAGTTTTTACAGGAAATATATAAGACGACAGACCAACACGATGCTTATCTGGGCAGAGGCTTACGTGCTCGTGATCGCACTGTATCGGAAAAAGACCATTCAATTAAACAGTTTAGTGATGCAGCTGACGAGCGACGTGCTGTGTTATTAAATTTAGAAAACGCTTTAAATTCTAAACTACAAGGTGCACAACATAACGAATTAGTTATTAAACTGCATGAAGATTATTTAGGATTAAAAGATAAACAAAAAGCCGTAGGTGAAGAGTTACGTAAGAAAAGAAAAGAACGCTTTAAAAAACTTACAGAAACAGAGCAGCAGGAACTATTAGAGCCTAAAGAAATAGACGAAGCTAAAGCACAAGCGACTAGAATAGACAGGTTAGAGAAGCAGTTACAAGAGGAGCAGGAGATATTTGTAGGAGAAAAAGAAAGACCGACTCCTAAAGAACCAGTAGAGCCGTCGCTAAAAGAAAAAGACTTACAGGCTCGATTAAAATTTTACAGAACAGATTCAAGGGAGTCTAAAGAAATCGCAGGACTTGAAGAAAAATTAGATAGATTATTTAAGTTACTGGATGAGGGTGATGTTGAAAAGATTAGACAAGAAGTAGGACCCGCACCTGATTGGGCTAAACCTGAAAAAGTTAACGGGTATTTACAAACGTTAAGAAGTGTTGTTAAGAAGACTGAAACTGATTTAAAGCAGAAAGTAATTGAAGCCGATTTAAGCTTACAAGACCCAGATCAAATAGTAAGCACAGTTCAAAAAGAATTACTTAAATTAAATTTAAGGCTTAACGAATTAAGAAAACGTTTCGGTGATTTAGATGCGATAAAGAAGATACCAAAAGAGCAGACTGAATTAGACCCTGAGATTGTTGAAGTTAAAAGACAGATTGAGTTTTACAAAAAAGCCGAGCAAGACGCACTACGATTACAGGCTAAGTATAAAGAAAGAGCACGGTTATTAGATAAAGAAACAGCACCGTTAGGTGAGCAACGAGAATTTGTAACTCCTAAGCCTGAAGGTCCTGTTCGTGTAAAAAGTAAAGAAGAAGTAGCACTGGATGAAGACATAAGATTCTTGCGTAAAAACATAAAAGATAGGGTTAACGAAATAGATCAAGCTGCTAAAGATATAGACCCAGTAGAACAAGCACGACGATTACAGAGACAGTACGAGGCAGAGGAAGTTAGGTTAAATAAAGAACTAGATGACTACCGTGCTAAGTGGTTGGCTGTAAACGAAATGGAGGCTCAAGCTACTGGTAAGAAAAAGAAGATAGAAGACGACCCGACGTTTAAAGCTAAAAAGGACCAAATAAAATTCTACAAGAAAGCTATAAATGAAGTTCCTAAACTTTTAAAAATAGAACAAGAAATAGCTAGACTATCTGATATAAAAGGTAGAGCTATTGTTGGTGAAATAAGAGCAGAAGTAGAAGCTAAACCTAAAGGACCTGAAGTCCAAACAGCATTAAATATAAAACAAAAAGAAAGAGCAGCGATTAAAGCTGATTTGCGTAAGACTATTAAGGAACTTGAGAAAGCTAATAAGGAGATAATAAAACAAAAAGCTGATCACGACATAATAAACTATCTAATAAAACGTGATGAAATTGAACGAAATCAATCAAGCACTAGTCGTTTAAAAAGATTTGCAGATTGGCATCTAAGAGTAAGGAAGCAAAGTTTTTTATTTCAACTAGGTTCCGTTTTATCCGGTGTGCCTAGTGCGGGGATACAGTGGGTACAGGCTGTTTCATTTGCTCCGCTTACACGTTTCTTTTATGACAGTATTAGTAATAAAAGTATATCAGTGGGATTACAATTAGCTAAGTATGATTTTATGGCTTCTGCTAAAGCTTGGTCTGATTTTAATCAAATAAAAAGAGCAGTATCTAAAACTTATAAAGACGGTCGTAGTGCCACTGATACTAAAGCTAATCGTATGAGTTCTAGTAATTACAATAGAACTTTAAAACATTTACAACAATCCAGTAAGATTAAGATAAGAAAGCAACAACTGGCTCAGAAATCTTTAAAGGATATGTTTAAGAAAATAATGGATGGCGATCTTGTAGCACTTGGTCATTTGGTTGAGAGGGGGCTTAGTCATTCGTATAGGGCTATGGGTTCCGTGGATGAGTTTTTTAGAAACCCTTATAAGTTGCAAAAATTATGGTCGGAGTCTTTGAAGGATGCTTACTTTGAAGTAAGAGAGCGTGGAATAAAGGACACCAAGTTAGAACAAAAAGCTGTAGAGGCACGGGCAAAAGAAATTTTTGAAAGCAGAACAAAGGTTGTGGACGGTGTTCGTATGTTAACTGAGGAAGCTAATTTAAGAGAAGAACAAATATTAGCAGACGACGCTTTCTTTTATGCAGCCGATACAAATAAAATAGAAGAAATACATACAAGCTTTGTAAATCAAGCTATTGAAGCTCTTGAGGAATTAACAGGTAAACACGCAATCGTTGAATACATCTTTAAAAATAGAGCACCGTTTGTTCCTATGGCTCTTAGAGGACTTTGGAGGGGTAGCAAGGTTCTGACTTATACGGGTACACTAGGTTTAGCTGGAGGTGCTAGAGCGACCGTATTAAATCCCTACCTAAAGAAAATAAAAAATTACGAGAAAAACATAGCGAGAGATAAAGCACTGTTGACCGATAAAGCAGACATTTTAGACGACAATCAGAAGGCACAGTTGCATAAGAATATAGAACAAAACAACAAAAGAATACAAGACGCTAAGGTTAGACAGCATATATATGCACAAGAACAAATCGCTACTTCTATGGCAGGGATTGCTGTGCTTGCTACTAGTGTGGCCACAGCTTGGAATGGCATGATGACTGGCTCTATGATTTGGCTTGATAAGGAACAGCGAGAGCGTTTAGGTTGGCTTAAAGGTAAAGAGCCGTATGACTTAACTGGGTTTGATTACAAATATTGGGAACCGATAAAACACGCAATGGCTATTATTGCGGATATGACTACATGGGTTAAAATAAAAGCATTAGAAGAAAGAACAGGTGAAAAATATTTAAGAGAGGATCAAGACTTCTTTAATGTTTTCTGGAAGTCACTTGCTCAGATTCAAAAAGACTCCCCATTAAATTTAGGTATATCAGATATGTTCGATTTGGCTGTTCAAAAACCTGAAGAAAGACCTAGGATTGGAGCACGTGCTATCGCTGAACAAATACCAATACCAGCAGTGGCTAAAAAAGCTTGGAGAAGGTTGAGTACAGGCGGTAAGATTGTTGACTTAAAGGGTGGAGATTTTCAGGATAAGCTGTTGTATTACTTAATTGGTGAAGGTGGTGTTAACTTTGAAAGAGATGCTTTCGGTTTAGAAAAAGTTTCTACAAGTAATTGGGCTACCGATCTAGTTAGGATTTGGAAAAAAGATAATAAGACCAACGAAGATATACCATTAAAAGTTCAAGACGTTTTTCTTACAGACAATAGAAAGTACAAGCAGTTAGAATCCGAACTACCTAAAACTTTTTTTGATAATAACATTATAATGTCTGATTATACGGATGATAGTGGGAGGCATTTCCAGAATGAATTTGGCAAACGATTAGACAAAACATTTAAGATTAATAATCGTACTTTATTGGAACAGTTTACATATAGAGTATACGAAGACACTAACTGGGCTACTAAGTATAAAAAGGAAGAATACGATACAAGAGACGAAACTAAGCTACCTACAAACTTAGGTTTACGTGTGTTAGCTGAGGATCAAAGGAAGTACTATAACAGACTAACGAAAGAGTTGCTTAGAGATGAAGACACGCTACGTCGTTTTAAAAATGCTGAAGGGGAATCACTATACGACAAGGTACAAAGATTTAAACAAAAAGATAAAGTTAAAGCTAAAAGAACCAAGGAACCTATACCATTATCAGAGGCACTAGGCTTTTAAGTGCTTGAACTCCTCACTCAATAAGTAATAATATAATATCATGGCTAACACCTACGTAGACTACACAGCGACATCCGATCAAGTTGCTAACGGCTTTTCTTTCTCCTTTCCGTATCTGTCGGACAACAACGGAGTAGCTCTAATAGATGTATATGTACAAGGAGTAAAACTTTCAACTTCTGCTTACACGATTTCTACATCCCCTAACAAAATAGTAATACCGAGCAGCAGTGTAGCCGTAGGTAATGCAGTACGTATTGTTCGTAACAGTTCAACTGTTGACCCACTGGTAGACTTTGTTAACGGATCGGTACTGACAGAATCAGAGTTAGATCGTGCGTATCTTCACAACTATTATCTGTCGCAAGAAGCGGCGGAAGGTGCTGGCGGTGAACAACTTACTAAGAAAGGTACTGATCACTACGATGCTGACGGTGCTAAGATAACAGACTTAGGTGACCCTACGGACGCACAAGACGCTGTTACAAAAAGCTACGTTGATACTCAAGACTTTGCAGATCGTGCTTATATTGATGCATTAGGACTCGACCACTTTGACGGTAGTAACTTATCAGCTAATGTTGATATGAACGGTAATCGTTTTACTGACGTAGCTGACCCAATTGGAGTAAGAGATGTTACAAATAAACAATACGTAACAGGAGTAGCAGATCAGTTAACACTAGGTACTGGTGCTCCTCCGGGCTTTTCTACTTTTACACAAACAGGAACCGATACAGACTTTGAATTAACTTTCACACCTAACCACGGTGACTCTCAATCTTACTTAGTAACAGTAAACGGAGCAGTACAATCACCCAACGACTATACGATAGTAGGAGGTTTAAATGTACTACGCTTTGACTCAGCTCCAGCAGCTAGTGCTTCTATTGTTATTATTGAGAGAGGATATAGATACGCCTATTCTTACATGGCAAACACTTTAGACTATGGCTCTGTAGCTGTAGCAGGAGCAGACGACTACGTCGATTACGGAGCAATACTATAAAACTTAATAACTATGAGTAACATACAAGTACAATTACGAAGAGGAACAACCGCTCAACACGGTAGCTTTACAGGAGCACAAGGTGAGCTAACAGTAGACACCGATAAGAACGCATTGGTATTGCACGATGGAGCTACGGCAGGTGGTGTTGGTATGACTAACGCAGACGTTACAGCGACAGGTTCAACTATAGCTAGAAGTCTTGCTGATCGGTTTGGAGAGATTGTTAACTTGTTAGACTACGGAACGGTAGATAATCCAACCAATACGTCATCTACGTTTAGTGCTGCTGTTGCAGCTGCTTCCTCTAACAATGGTGCTATTCTTATACCTGACGGTACATACACTATTGCATCTCCTATACGGACGACTAAGCCGATTAAACTGTTAGGTAAGTCGGTTACGATTATTGCCGACTCTTCTTTTACAGGTATTGATTTCACAGATGGCGGTGGTACTACAAATTTAAAAGCAATCTTAATCTTTAACCCTACCAATGAAATTAACACAACGAGCGGTACCAGAGAGTTTGGAGCTTTTGTTGATGACGGTATCTTTTTAGATTGTAACTACAACAGTGGAACAAGTACAGCTGCTGCTGATTATGGTTTGTTTGTGGAAAGAATGCCAAGGTCTAAGTTCATGTGTGATGTGGACGGAGCTAACCAAGACGGTATCAGAATAAACCATTACTGCTGGGGCGTAGAACTATCCAATAACTCAGTATCGTCCTCAGGTGAAGCGGGGATTGTGCTTAATAAAGCGTTCAATGGCGGTGTTATAAATAACCCTAGAATATTTAGAGGAGACACAGGAGTTAACCCTAAGTTTGGAATAAAAGTGTCCAGAGGAGATTCCGATAATAATGGTATAACGATACAAGGTGGTTATATCCAAGATATGCTGGGAACAGGAAGTAACGACGGACACGCTTTATTCTTTGACGCACGTTGTGGGCCTGTTTTCATAAGTGGTATAGATATAGAAAACATTAACGGTGGTGGTAGTTGTGTGTACGCTGTTGGTGATTACGCAAGTAACAGAGTAGCTGGGCCTATAACTATCACAGGAAGTTATTTACAAGCTAATACCGGGTCTATAATCTATGCGGAACAGTATTACGTAAATGTCGTTAACTGTCGTTTCAGGGAACCGTCAGGAGGTGGTGCTACTTATAAACGCTTCGAGACTCCGGGTGGAACTGATAACGGTGTTATTGTCGCTGTTAATAATGAGTATGAAACTACAGGGCCAACGATTGTAGATAACAGTAATGTACTTGTACAACAACGTGAGATAGGCACTAACCAAACGTTTAATTATGTATCTACTAGGTCTGTTGCTTACACAGATGACTACTCGGTTTACAACTACGCTTTTAGAGATGATCCATCAAGGGAGTCTGGTAAATTAAGATTTACTAATTCCTATCAAGGTGGGGTAAATGAGCGTTATATTTCAAAAGCAGTCTTATCTACTAGCGATTACAAACACGCTACAAGTTCTTACGGAACAACGAGTGTTGAAGTGGATTCTGTTAGTAACTCGTTTTCACCGACTACTGATAATGTACACGATTTAGGATCAAGCTCTCAACGCTGGAAAGATGTGTATGCTTCTAATGCAACTATTCAAACATCTGACAAGAATCAAAAAGAGCAAATCGAAGAGTTAAGTGAAAAAGAAAAAACCGTTGCTGTTAATTGTAAGTCGTTGATTCGTAAGTTTAAATGGAAAGATGCGGTACTTGAAAAAGGTACTGACGCTCGTTTTCATTTTGGGGTTATAGCCCAAGACTTAGAAAAAGCATTTAGCGATGGAGGTTTGGATGCAAGAGATTACGGCATTTTTATCGAAGCTAAATGGTGGGAGGACAGCGAAGGTAACCGTGTAGCTGAAGACCTTGAAGGGGCTGTTGAAAAGTCTATGTTAGGCGTTAGGTATAATGAGCTTCTAGCATTTATCATTTCAGCATTGTAACCAATGACCGAAACCCTCTCACACTTTCTCGACTCTGCCCTTGCTATTATATTAGGTGTTATTGGATGGATGATTAAAAAGCTGACAGATCGGTTGGATAGTGATGAGAGACGTTTGACTAAGATAGAGGTGGAACTGGCTGCACAACGGGAACGAGACACTGCTGTTGAGAACCGTATGGGTGGTCTTGAAACAAATATTAAAGAGATAAACACTAAGCTTGATCGTATGATGGAGCTGCTAATGAAGAGATAGATATGCCAAAAGGATTATACGCAAACATTAACAGAAGAAAGAAACTCGGTATCAGCCGTAGTAAGAAGAAGTCAACTATATCGCCAAAGGCTTACGCTAACATGAAGCGTGGGTTCCCGAAGAAGAAGTAAGGTGGCTGTATCGTTATCCATAGGCAGAGGTGAGAAAAGCCGTAAAGGTGGACTCACTGCAAAGGGAAGACGTAAATACAATCGTGCTACTGGGTCTAACTTAAAAGCTCCTCAACCCGGTGGTGGTCCTCGTAAGCGTTCCTTCTGTGCTAGGATGTCAGGAGTAAAAGGACCAATGAAAGACAGTAAAGGCAGACCTACCCGTAAAGCTTTGGCGTTGCGTCGTTGGAAGTGCTAAGTATGCCTCGTCGTCCAATAGTTCGTCCACACCCTCTGTCTGCTCAACAACGGACACTGGCAGCTGTATCTTCAGGAAAGGTGAGAGAGAACAAACAGAAAGCTGACGAACTACAAACGAAGGTTACATCGCTGGAGAGTGATCCATTTTTTGTTACTATTGACGGTGGTGGTCCCGTATTGGACGACACTGATATATTCGACGGAGGACAACCAGATGCCTAGTTTTACAAAACGTATACAATTAAGACGTGGTACTTATGCTGAGTGGCAGGAAGAGAACCCTGTACTGCTGGAAGGAGAGGTCGCTATCGAGTTAGATGCTGACCGTAATCGTATTAAGATAGGAGACGGGACGACTGCTTGGAACGAGCTACCGTACTTCCTAGATGCACGTGAAGAAGAGGTAGGAGATCACGCAGAATTTCTTGAAGGCTTGACAGGTGATCCATGATACTCTAACAAGAGTCGGATTTAACCTAATAAAAATGAAAGCAAAATATGAGCGTATGGTATCAAATGGGACAGAGTGTCAG